GCGGCCGCGATGGTGGCTCAGAATGACGCGAAGCGCCGTGCCCCAGTTCTGACAGGCACGCTGCGCCGGTCGATCCATATCGAAGACAAAGGCAGCCATGTCGTCGCTGTCGGCACGAATGTGCCCTACGCTCGGCGTATGGAGTTTGGTTTCGCTGCAACGGACAGCCGGGGCCGGCGCTTCAACCAACCCGCGCGGCCCTACCTGCGCCCGGCGCTCGACGAGAACAGAAGCCAGATGGAGCGCGAGTTCTCGGATGCGCTCAATGATCTCCTGAGGGCGTCGCTGCGATGACGATAGAGCAGGATGTGTACGACGGCCTGGCCGCCCACGGCGGCCTTGCGGCGCTGGTCGGGACGCGCATCTACCAGATGGCCTTCCCGAGCGGCACGACATTCCCCTGCGTCACGTTCCAGATGATCTTCGAGCCGACGATGCAGGTAGTGCCCGGCGCTATCGTCGCCAGCAGCCCGCGCTTCCAGCTCACCGCCTGGGCTGAGGACAGAGACGATGCGGCGAGCGTGGGCGAGCAACTGAAGCTCGCGGCCGTCTCGATGATCGGCGCGTTCAAGGACGCGACGGTACAGGGCGGGCCGGCTATGTATGAAGCGGACGCCAGCCTCTTCCGGCGCGACGTTGACGTGATCCTGCTGGTGGTCGCATGAGCATGTTGGAGAAGTTAGCAGGTGCGAAGGCGCTGATCGAGGCGGCCATCGAAGAGGAGATCGCCCGGAGCGAGCCGCCGCCCAACAAACAGGGCGATTGCAAGCACCAGAACCGCAGCGAGATCACCGGCGCCGGACAGGGAACGAAGCGCATCGCCTGTGCGGACTGTGGCGAGGAATGGGAGGCGGACTGATGCCAACTAAGAAAGCAGCGAAGGCCTACCGCTGCCTGCGCAGCTTCAGCTACCCGGAGTCGTTGGCGATCCGCAACCGCATCCGCGACGGAGACCACATGGAAGAGCGGGGCGAATGGGTGAGGTATGCGGAGCGCGACAAGATCACGAATCCGCCCAGCGACCTGATCAAGGGTTGGCTGAGACGCGGCTTCGTGGAGCCGATCAAGGCAGCTAAGAAGAAGGAGGTGTCCAGTGACACTCCGAAGTAGCGCCGATGTCGGCTTCGTGTTGTGGGCGGGCCATGACCTTCTGGGCCTGATCACCGACCTCGACGAAAAGAACGAGGCGATACTGGAGCAGAGCGATGGCCTGGGCGATGCTACCGACGAATGGAGCGCTGTCGGCATCTCGAAGTTCGACCTCTCATTCGATGGCTTCTACGATGACACGCTGATTCGGCTGATCGAAGCGTTGGTCGGCGATCAGCCGATGCTCTACTCCCTGATTGGCAACACCATCGGAGACAGGTGCGTCGGCGTCAACGCTGCCCGATCAACTATCAACCGCGGACCGAGCCGGGACGAACTGACGAAGGCACAGATCGCCTTCAAGTCAGACGAAGGCCCCGATGTCGGCCAGATCAGCGCGCCGCACGTAGCGCGAACGGCAGTCGGGCCCGCCCAGACCGCGACCGATGACTGGGGCACGCAGGCGGACGCCGTAAACATCCAGTCAAGCTCTGCTGACAACCCTGCTCAAATCACAACGGCGGCCGTCCACCTCCTGGTGACGGGCGATACGGTGGTGATCGCTGGACACGATAACGGTGATCTCAACGGAATCCATGCCGTCACCGTCATAAATACCACGGTGTTCAGCGTGCCCATCGACGGTGGTGTGTCGGGGCCTGGTGGTGCCGCTGGCACGGTGACGCGCACCAACTCGCGCGACGGCGCGGTCGGGTACATGCAGTGCGATGCGCTGACGCTCGATGGCGCTACCAACGTGCTGATCGAGATCAAGGACAGTGACGATGATATCACCTTCGCCAACCTGATCGCGTTCGCAGCGGTGACAGCCGCCCCGGATTCAGAGCGGGCCATCGCAGCGGGCAATGTTCAGCGGTACACCCAGACAGAGCATGAGTTCGTGGGCGGTGCCCCTGCTGTTCAGACTGTCACATTCGCAACCGGACTAATGCGGCTGTAAGGAAAGGATTGGACGATGGCACTACAAGGATTCCCCGCACTGAAGATCGAGATCGATGCCTCAGTAGGCGGCGCGCTGACGGACATCTCCGCCTACGTGACGGAGATCAACGGCTACACCGTCGAGCAGGTGCTTGAGGAGCTAACGGCAGCCGGCGATGCCAGCGACCGCTGGGGCGTGGTCGGCTTCGAGCAGAAGAGCGAGATCGTGCTCACCGGTCCGTATGACGATCAGGCCAACAGCCTGGTGAACCTCACGCTGAACAAAGAGGGCGAGCTGCGGTCGTTCAAGCTCACGTTCGATGATCCCGGCGCCTCGGATACCCGCGAGGTGGAGTGCCTGATCCGCACGACGGAACGCGCACCCAGCCGGGGCGCATTGCACAAGTACACGGTGACCCTCAGGCCCACAGGCGCGGTCACGTAAGCCGCCGGGCCGTAGCAAAGGAGTAGCGCGATGCTGACCATCGGGATCACCGACCGACGCGACATCCCCCATGAGCCGGGGGAGTGGATTGAGATCCGCAAGCTCTCATGGAAGCAGCTTGCCGATGCCCGCAAGGTGCGGCAGGAGGTGGTGTTCAGCAGCGTGCGGGCAATGGGTGGCGAGGTCATCAATGCCCTGCCGAAGCGCTGTGGGCAGTGTGGCGAGGAGAAGCATGAAGGTGCCTGTCCGCCCCCGGAGCAGCGCACAGACGCCAGCGCCGCCGACCCGACAAACGAGTACGACCGGGGCACGCTGCTACACACGGGCATCGTCGCATGGAGCTACGACAAGCCCGCTAATGTGGGCAACATCGATGAGCTAGACGACGTGACTGCGGCGTGGGCCACGGCGGAGATTGTCGCTTACAACACAGTGCCATCGGAGGAGGAGCGAAAAAACTAGACAAGGCTCTTCTCCTCTTTCTAGAGGAAGAGGAGGGGGCCACGCCCCCATCGCCGTTCGCCTGGATCGTCAATCGGTACTGCGAGGAGTTCCAATGCGGCATCACACAGGCCATGCACGATCTGGAGAATGCGCCCCACGGCCTCATCGCCGAGATACTCGATCTGCGCGGCTTCGTGCGGACCAAGGCCGAGCTCGACCGCGCCAAGTCTGCCAAGGACGGTCCCACGGGGAAGATGGCGGATCGCGTCTGGGCGGCCTACAAAGCTGTGCACGACGAACGCAAGGAGCAGAGACGTGGCGCTGACGGCGGGTGAGATCAATATCCTCGTGAAAGCCCGCGACGACGCGAGCCGGACGCTGGGCCGCATCGGGCGGGCGGGTGGCGCGATGGGCGGCGCTGTGCGCGCCGGCGCGATGATCGGTGTGGCGGGCGTCGCGGCCCTGGGTGTCGCAGCCATCAGATTCGCCAGCGACTTCGACAACGCCTACAACACCATCAGGCGCGGCACGGGCGCGACCGGCGACGCGCTGGAGGCGCTGAAGGAGGACTTTCGCGAGACCTTCCGGGGCGTCCCTGACAGCATGGCGGATGTCGCCACCGCGACAGCAGACCTCAATACTCGCCTCGGGTTGACCGGCCCACCCCTCCAGGCGATGACCCGCCAGTTCCTTGACCTGGCCCGCGTCGCTGAGGTGGACGTTGCCACCGCAATCGCCGCCGGCACACGCGTCTTCGGCGACTGGGCAATCGCTACAGAGGATCAGACTGACGCCCTGGATCATATGTGGCGCGTCTCGCAGACGACGGGTATTGGCGTAGATTCCCTCGCGCAGAAGGTCGTGCAGTTCGGCGCTCCGCTCCGGCAGTTCGGCTTCGGCTTTGAGGAAGCGACTGTGCTGCTGGGTGCGTGGGAACGCGAGGGCGTCAACACTGAGGCCATCCTGGGGGCTCTCAAGATCGGAGTCGCCAACTTCGCCAGAGAGAACATAGACGCCGTGACTGGCCTGGAGGACTTCATAGCAGAACTGACTGAGCTCGGTCCCGGCGCTGAGGCGACAGCCCGCGCCATCGAAATCTTCGGCTCCCGCGCTGGCCCTGACATGGCCGCTGCTGTCACCGAAGGCCGCTTCGCCATCGAGGACCTGATGGGGATCATTGAAAGCTCCCCCGAGACGATCGCGGCCGCCGCCGAAGAGACACTGACCTGGCAGGACAAGCTGGGGAGATTGCGCAACGAGATACTCGTGCGCGTCGAACCGGCGCTGATAGCGATGACCGACAAGGCGGAGGAGTTCAGCGATTGGCTTGCTGACGAGGGACTGCCGAAGGCTGAGGCGTTCATTGAAAGTCTGCAACCCTTCGTGCCGGTCCTGGAAGGCATCTGGGACTCATTCAGGCTGGGCATCGAGACGATCCGCCCGCCCGTGGAGTGGCTCTTCAACTTCGTGATCGACAACAAGCCGATGATGGTGGCCGCCATCCTTGCTATCGGAGCGGCTATTGCCCTGGCCTTCGGGCCTTACGCAATCGCTATTGTTGCACTCCTGGGCCTGATCCTGGTCATCGGCTGGGTGCGCGACAACTGGGAGATGCTCAAGGAAGAGACCATGCGCATCCTGGGCATCGTCACCGACTTCATCGACGAGAAGATGGGCATCTGGGATGAGATTATCGTCGGTGCCATCACCACCATCGTGAGCTTCATCCGCGAGAACTGGGAGACCATTCAGAGCATCATCCAGGGCGCTCTCGACCTCATCGTCCTGAATATCACAGACCAGCTCACCTTCATCCGCGACCTGTTCCGTCTCGTGTTCGCCATCTTCCAGGGCGACTGGGGCCTGGCCTGGGACATCCTGAAGGGCATCGTCACCGACCGGCTGGAGTTCATGCGGCAGCGGATAGCGATTATCCTGGGCATCTACAAAGACCTGTTCCGGCTTGCCTGGGCCGCCATTCGTGATATCGCTACCTTCGCATGGGCCGCCATCGTTGGAGTCGTAACGGGTGCCCTGGGACGGATGCGCGATGTCTTCGTCTTCAGCCTTGCCACCTTCGTAGGCTTCTGGGCTGACCTGCCGGACCGCATCCTCAATGCGCTGGGCGATCTGGGGAATCTCCTGTTCGATGCGGGGAGACAGATCATTCAGGGGCTCATCGACGGGATCAATGCGATGCTTCCGAGCATCCCCGACCTGACGCCGGGGTTTGATGTTCCGGGTATCCCCCTCTTTCACCAGGGCGGCATCGTGCCAGGGCATCCCGGCCAGCAGATGCTCTCCGTTCTTGAGGCGGGGGAGAGGATCATCCCGGCCAACCGAGTAGCGGCTAGCGCAGGGGATGGGGTTGGCGGCGGTATCGTGCAGAACATCTACGTGACGGTCGAGGATCGTTCCCCTGCCGCCATCGCCCACGCGGTCGAGATGGCCGGGATGGAGCTGGGCGAACGCTTGGCGATGGAGGGCGTATAGTGACGGATCAGCCGATGCGCTTGCACTCTTCCTTGACGATGGTAGCGGCACGCACTTGGTCGGCTGGGCGTGCTTCCTGGGCCGGCGTCGCACCTTCGCGTTCCTGTGCTATTCGGATAACATCAGCCGCCTCTTCGTCTGACAGACCTTCCAGGCCAGCGCAGAAACTCTCTGCGGAAAGGGAACCGACGAAGCCAGCCCGGACTTCTAGCCGGAATTCTGCCTCTGTGAAGGTGCCACCGCCTAGTACGAGTAGCCGCTCTATATCACTTCCGCCACCACAGCCAACGAGCAACAGGGTTCCGATTACAATGCCTAATCCGATCAATCGCATGTCGCCACCTCCTACGCTTCACATCATACCAGAAGGTGTCAAGTAGATGCCCACCGCTCTCACCTTCACCGACCCCGACAGCAACGTCCTGAACCTGAACGACGACACGAACTTCGTGCTGCGGGCCATACGCGGCACGGGCAGCCCGCCGCTGCTACAGCAGGCGGTGAGGACACCGCTACAGGACGGCGAGACCTACATCCGCACACTACTGGAGCCGCGGTTCATCGTTCTACAGCTCAGGCTTCGTGGCAGCAGCTTGGCCAACCTACAGACCCGGCGGCGCTCGTTGCTGACGGCGTTCAATCCAAAGCTGGGCGTAGGGCTCCTGAAGTACAAGCCGGACTCAGCCGGCCAGGAGTACGCCATCGACTGCATCCTGGAGCGCGAGCTGCCGATGAACGAACGTCTCGGGACGCTCATGGACCGGGCGACGGTTAGCCTCCGCTGCCCCGACCCGACGTGGTACGACCCGACGCAGAACACACCGACGCACACCGTCACGCCGACCGCGCTGGCATTCCCGATCGAGTTCCCGATCCAGTTCGGACCGAAGTTCGACAGCACAGTAATCAACAACATCGGCGACGTGCAGACCTGGCCTGTGATCTCGAATGATGACGGGGCGTTCGATGGCGTGAAGATCGCCAACACGACCACCGGCAAGTACCTGAACTTCCCGACGCTGTCCGTGGCCTCCGGCGAAACGCTGATCGTGGACATGGGCGCGAAGACGGCGGAGCTGGACGGCATCAGCGTCGTGAACAAGCTGACGCCGGATAGCCAGTTCTGGTCGCTGGCCAAGGGCAACAACACAGTCGTGATCACCATGCAGCGTATGACCACCGACCCCGTGGCATGGTCTATCGACTGGTACAAACGGTTTCTAGGAGCGTGATCTGATGGCTGAGCTTTCGATCCCTTGGGACGGCACCGCGACCGGCGATGCCGGGACCTACACTGAGGACGAATGGCGCGACATCCTGCGCGCCCTGTCGGGGGGCGGCGGGGCGGTTGGCTCGGCCAATGTCGGCGTCATCGGCGGGCTCCTGAACAGCCTGAAGCCGACCTCGCCCGGCGTCGACCAGATCAGGGCGGCCTCCGGCTATGCCGTGGTCGACGGCACCGTCTACAAGAACACGGCGAACGTCACAAAGACAATGGGTACGCCGGCCGTGGGCGTGACGGGTAAGCGGCTCGTGCTCCAGAAGGATTGGACAGCGCAGGAGGTGCGGCTCGCGGTGATAGAAAGTGCCGATGGGGTTGCAGCGCTCCCGGCGCTCACCCAGAACGACGGCGTGAGGTGGGAAGACCCGATCTGCTCCTTCACCCACGCGGACGTGACGGGCGTTATCGCGGCGGTAACAGATGAACGCGAGTTCACGAACGCGGTCGTGATCGCAATCCCGCTCGACGGTGTGGGTTCCGTCATTGCGACTGGCATCGTCAACGTGTTCTTTTCAATCCCGCGTCCGCTGCACGTCTATGGCTGGGAACTGCTGGCCGACCAGGCCGGGTCGATCAAGATCGACGTGTGGATGGACACATATGCGGCCTACCCGCCGCTCGACGCCGATTCGATCACCGGTACGGACGAACCCGAGATCGTCGCAGCACTCAAGGCGCAGAACCTCAACATCGCCACCGAGGGGGAGTGGACGACGGAGCTCGTAGCCAAGAGCAACCTCCGGTTCAACGTCGACTCCGTGGCGACCATCCAGGGCGCGACGCTGATGCTCTACGTGGCAGGGTAATCACCATGAAAATAAGACTTGGTTCATATACCGGCGATGGAACCGCAAGCAACCCTATCACGGGCATCGGCTTTCAGCCGGGAGCCGTCTTCATTTTTCCTGACGCGATCGGTACTGGCGCATGGACAACGGATAAGTTCACCGCTGGCGAAGCGCAAAAGCTGACTGCGCCACTTACGGTCGAAGCTGACCTGATCATATCGCTCGACGCCGATGGCTTTACGGTCGGCGGAGACGCCGAAGTGAATACCAACACGGCGAAGTATCATTTTGTCGCGCTGTTCCTGGAAGCCGGCGACAGCATGACGGGAACCTATGAAGGAACTGGATCCGATAATCGCAACATAACAGGCGTCGGCTTTCAGCCAGACCTACTGATCATCGGAGGTTCGCATGCCCAGGACGTGACGTGGAGGAATGAACTAAACGGTGGTGATAATGCACAGACGTTCGGGGCCAACGGGATCAACACGAATAGGATCAACGCACTACAACCAGATGGCTTTCAGCTTGGCAACAGCGTGCAGGTCAACCAACTTGGCGTCACTTATCACTACCTTGCGCTGAAGAATGTGGCGGGTCGGCTAAAGACTTTCACGTACACGGGCGACGGGACCGATGACAGATCAATCACCGGAGCAGGGTTCAGACCTCAGTTTGCGATTACGGTCAACGATAGCGGAATCGGTCCCGAAAACGCCTGCTTTAGAGGCATCGACCACTCCGGCGACGAATCGACTGAACTCAATACCGCCAAGGCTGCAGACCAAATCCAGGCGTTTGAGGAGGATGGGATGCAAATCGGGACCTTGGACCCAGTCAACGAGAACACGGAGGACTTCTTCGGCTGGTGGCTGCGAAACACGGCGGCGAAAGCCACGGTCGCTCTGTTCATCTGATGGCCGAATATATCCTCCGGCTGCGCAACCCGAAGACGCTGAAGATCATGGGCGTGATACCCACCTTCGTGGGTGCTTCGTGGACGCGCCGGACGGTGAAGCGGGGCAAGTTCAGCGTGACCCTCCACAAGGACGCGCTCGCCGCAAATCTCATTCGGCGCAATACGATCTTCGAGGTATTGCGCGATGGCGTCTACGAATTCGCCGGCGTCATCCGCCGACGGCCCTACGACAGCGAGAAGCAGCTATGGACGCTCTCGGGGCCGGACCTCAAGGGCTTCTGGCTATCGAGGCGCGAGGTGGATCCCGGTGCCAGTGAGTTCGATGCCCAGACCGGCGTGAGCGCAGAGGCGGCACTGAAGCATTACGTGACTGATCACCTGATCGCACCGACCGACGACGACCGCAAGGTGACGAACGAAGTGGACGTGCCGTTCACCGTCGAGGCAGACGCGGGGCGCGGGTCCGATGTCGATTACAACGCCCGCTGGCAGAACCTACTCGATGTACTCATAGAGGTGGCGTACGCCGGCGGGCTCATCCACGATGTCGTCCTGCGTGGTGACAACACCTACGAATACCAGGTGGCGCTGCCCCCGGATGCCACCGCTAGCACAGGGGCTAGCCCGGTCATCTTCTCTGTCGAGGGGCTTGATAATGTGGCCGCTGCCGAGTACGTCGAAGACGCGCTCCGGCTGGTGAACGCCGTATCGGTCCTGGGCGACCGTACCAGCGCTCCCCGCCCGGTCCGCACGGTCACTGATGAGGAAAGCATCCAGGATGACTTTCGCGCTGAAGGCCATATCGATGCCCGCCAAGCCGACACGGACGCCAAGCTCGACCAGGTTGGTGCCGTCGCCATCGCCCAGAGCATCTTAGATACGCGCACGGCCACGATGGAGCCGCTGACCGTTGGGCCGACGACATACCGCGACGTTTGGGATCTCGGCTACGACGTGACAGTCGACTTCAAGGACATCGGTGAATCGGTCGACCGGCGCATCGACGAAGTGACGGTGACGCTGGATGGACAGGGAGGCGAAACGGTGCGCGTCGGGCTGAGCCAGCCGCCACAGACATTGGAGCGCATCATGAGCGAAGCCGTCAGGCGCGGTAACCCGTCGCAGGTCGAGGACTCGCGGATAGGCGCGGCAGGTTACTACGGCGAAATCTCTATCGACGATAACGCCGCCGGGCAGAGCCTAGCGGTTGCCGACACGTGGTACAAGATCGCGCAGTTCAACACGAACGGCAGCTCGGCGGGCATGACGAATGATCACGCCAACAACAAGATCACCGTCATCAATGCAGGCACATACGAGATCAGCTTTTCTTGCTCCTTCAACGGTTCGGCCAACACTACATACCACCTCGCCATCTACATAGGTGGCATCATTGACACAGCCATAAAGATGCAGCGTTCCCTCGGCGCCCCGAACTCTATCGGCGCGGTTGCCATGTCGGGGATTGTGGCCATCGCGGCAGGGAAGGATGTCGAGGTCTATGTCAACGCCGGCGCCAACAATAGAGACTATCTCCAGAACCATGCCAACCTCAACATCCGGTCGGTAGGCGGAGCTGGCGGTTCTCAGGGCGCCACGGGACCCGCTGGACCTAGTGGAAGTCAGGGCACCGCCGGGGCACCTGGTGGCACCGGGCCTACGGGGCCGACGGGAGCAACGGCCAGAACCTTCGCATTCTTCGTAGGTGAATGATGGCTGACGTATTTAAGACATTGGGCCAAGCAGAACTCGCGCAAGCGGCGGCGACCACGACACTCTATACCGTCCCAGGCGGCAAGTCTGCCATCGTCAAGCATATAAGCGTAGTCAACTCGACGGCTGGCAGAGTGACTTTTAGGCTCTGGCGTGGCGGCATAGCCGACGTCAACCTTATTACTCCACCGGGAGCGGGGATGCCGAAGGGTGCATTTTGGGTATGGAAGGGCACGATGTCGATGGAGGCTGGCGACACGTTGATAGGCCAGTCTGATACAGCATCAGCGGTGACGGTGACTGTTGACGGAGACGAGGTGACATAGATGGCTTGGGAGTTTTACACTGCTACTACCGCCACCGGCCCAACAGGCCCCACCGGCCCCACAGGGCCACAGGGGACAGCAGGAACAGCGGGTACTGGCTCCACCGGACCCACCGGACCCACCGGACCCCAAGGTACGGCTGGAACCTCAGGAACCGCTGGAACCGGCCCTACTGGACCAACAGGCCCCACCGGCCCTACCGGCGCTCAAGGAACCGCAGGCACGGGTCCTACCGGCCCAACCGGACCGACAGGTCCTACCGGGCCTACGGGGCCGACGGGAGCGCAGGGCACCGCCGGCACGGCAGGTACGGGTCCGACAGGTCCCACCGGCCCTACTGGACCAACCGGAGCGCAGGGGACTGCGGGTACAGCGGGGACCGGCCCAACAGGCCCCACCGGCCCTACCGGCGCTCAAGGGACTGCTGGAACCGCTGGTACTGGCCCCACGGGGCCGACGGGTCCCACGGGGCCGACGGGCTCGCAAGGAACGGCGGGTACAGCGGGTTTGACTGGCCCAACCGGCCCTACCGGGGCACAGGGTACGGCTGCTCAACAGACTGGCCCGACAGGGCCTACCGGCCCCACAGGTCCTACAGGGCCGAGCGGGCCTACTGGCTCGACAGGAGGTACTGGCCCTACGGGGCCAACTGGCGCAGACGGCCGCTCCATCAACTTCGTCATCGACGGTGGAGGTAGTGCCATTGCCACAGGTGCCAAGGGCGTGCTCAGGATGCCCAACGTCGCCCTTACCCTGGCGAGGGGGGCGCTCTTGGCCGACAAGATTGGCAGCATCAAAGTGGATATCTGGAAGGACGGCTACGCGAACTTCCCGCCGGACAACACCGACTCCATCTGCGCTGGCCATGAGATGGAGATCGCCAGCGCGATCAAGGACGAGGATATGACCCTTACTGGCTGGGGTACGACGCTCGCCGCTAGGGACATCTTGAAGTACAACGTCGATTCCTGCACGACCATCACCCGTTGCACCGTGTCCCTGGAGGCTGAGGAGACCTAGTGAAAGACGCCGCTTACTATGACGAGGTGTACCGGGGCCAGTACCACGTAGACGAAGGCCGCGTCCAGGTCGTCGCGGATCTCTGCCGTGGAAAGGTTCTCGACATCGGCTGCGGCGATGGGGTACTGGCGGAGCACTGCGACTCCTATCTGGGGCTCGATTTCTCGCAGGCGGCTATCGACCTGGCCCGCAAGCGCAACCACGGCAGCGAGTTCCTGCTGTACGACTTCCTGGCTGATGTCGGGGATGACTTGCCCGCCGGCCCGTGGGACACCATCGTCCTGGGCGAGCTGCTAGAGCATATCGACGGGGGTGCCCAGACGATGCTTTTCCGCAAGATCAAGGCAGTGCTCGCGGACGCTGGCACCGTGGTTGCTACGACGCCTAACGGCTCGGCCATACCCGATGAAGCCCACATAAGGACATTCACGCTAGAGCAGATGAGGGCCAGCCTTCGCCTCTTCGGGTCAGTCTGCACACACGGCTACTCGGACAAGTACGTTATCGCCAGCGCCCACCGGGCCGGACGCCCGAAGCTCTCCGTCGTCCTCATCGTGAAGAATGAGGAGGAGTTGCTCCCGGCCTGCCTGGAGTCCCTGAAGGGCATCTGGGACGAGCTGGTCATCGTAGACACTGGCTCTACGGACAAGACGGTGGAGATCGCCCGGTCCTTCGGAGCCCGCATCGGCCACTTCCCCTGGCAGGACGACTTCGCCGCCGCCCGCAACTACGCTGAGAGCCTCTGCTTCGGGGAGTATCTTTATTGGCAGGACGGCGATGAGATTCTGCTGGAGGGCAAGGATGCCATTCGTGAGATCGTGGAGAAGGGTGAGGCCGACGGCGTGGCGCCGATGTTGATCTTCAAGCGCGATGCAACCGGCGCCCCTCAGAGCACATTTATCCGGCAGGAACTCCTTCACAAGAACAATGGGGCCTGGCGCTGGCACGGTGCAGCCCACAACTGGCTCAACGGGCCGATCCGAACAGCGGCACCGCAGATCGTGGTCGAGCACCTGAGCCGCCCGAGCGGCGACCGGCCCAACCATACGGACATCTTCGATGCTCTTCGGGCCAACTGCGACGATCCAGCGGGGCCGATTGAGCGTAGCCTCTTCTATTTGGCCCGCGAGCATTTCTACAAAAAGCACTACCACGAGACGATAGCCCTCATTGCCCAGATGTTGCAGACCCCAGTGTCCTGGCCGGTCCAGCGGTCGCGTGGCTGCATTATCGCCGGGGACTGCTGGCGGGCGTTGGGGAACCAGGACGCGGCGGCGCAGGCATACCTCAGAGCGATCTCCGAGTGTCCGGTGACGGCCGAGCCTTTCTTCTGTCTGGGGAACCTCCGCTACGACCAGCAGAAGTGGGCAGAGGCCGCCGCTTGGTTCAAGGCATCTACTATGTTCGAGCCGGGCGGCTTCTTCTGCGACCTGAGCATCTACGAGTGGCGCCGTTACGATCTCCTCGCTCGCTGTCTCTACAGGGTTGGGCGGAAGGAGGAGGCGCGGCTGTATGGGGCGAAGGCCCTGATGGTGCGGCCTGACCAGGAGCACTTGAAGAAGAACATGGCGTATTACACAGGAGCGGGACAAGATGCTTCAGGCACTCACTGATTTCAACGCTTACACTGATGATCGTCCCGGCACCGTAGCCGACAAGACCGCGATCAAAGCGGCGGGGGATACCCTAGCGCGTGCGGCCGTGCGTGAGGCGGTGGCCCACACCAATGAGCACCTGAACGCCGCGCTGCTAGACAACCCAGCCGACACAGAGATGGCGGCGCGTGTCTCCATGATGCGGGGCTACCTGGATGCGGTGGTGCTGTCCGATGGCTAGTCCGGGACTCGCAGCGTTCGACAGCTACGTGGATACGCGGCCTAGCACCAGCGCGGACAAGGAGGCTCTCAAGTCACGGGCCGAGCAACTCTACCTGGATGTCTACCGCGAGCTGCCCACTCTCCTAGAGAAGCTGGGCGACGCGGACGTAGCGGCGAACCCCGGAGACACCAAGCTCGCTGCCCGCCAGACATTGTTCAAGGGCTGGTGGGCCGAGATGCGCGCTGGGGACATGATGATCCATCAGGACATCATCGACCGCCTAGAGGGGACTCTCTGATGGCTGATGTAGCTGTAGAAACTAGTGCAATCGCCACTCTGATGACCAGAGTTACACGTCTTGGCCCTATTTGGACTGACCAGAATACAGGCTACGTCCTCTTCATAGATAGTGCACAGGATGTCCGGTATCGGAAGACCACAGATGGTGGTGCAAGCTGGGCCGCTTCTGTGCTGATAGACGCGGGTACTGTACTGGGCCTAGATGTCTGGTTCGATAAGTGGACGCCTAGTGACAGCGGTACGGTTATCCACATCTGGTGGCTGGAAACCGCAGGAGATGACGTTCATTATAGGCCCCTCGATACCTCAGACGATTCATTAGGAACTGACACAATTGTGTTTGCTGGGGCCAGCTTTTCTACCAGCGGGAGCAGAGGAGACCACGCAATCAGCGGAACAAAAGCTGTGGGTGGTTATCTGTACGTTCAATTCTGGGGTAACACTTTTGGTGGGCGTGGTTTCTACCGCTCAGTAGATAGCGGCGCGAACTGGACAAGCCGCACTGATGGCGCGGATGGCAACGCGGGGGATGAGGTCTTGTGTCTTCCTGACGATGACTCTGCGGACAACCAGGACATCGTGATGCCGTATTGGGACAGGTCGGCCAATGAACTCAGCTTCAAGAAATACGATGATTCTGGCAACTCTTGGGGCGAGACCTCCATCTCAGGCAGCATGAATGATGCCACTACGATTCTTCAGATGAGCGCAGTTGTCCGTCACTCCGACGGACACATCATCATAGCGGCTTGGACTGACCTAGACCTAGCGACAGCCGACCTTAAGGTTTGGGACATTACACTGGCTACCCCAACCATCACGGCGAAGACGGACGTGGTGACGGACTCCGATGACTGTGTGGGCGCGGCCCTCTTCATAGACCAGAACAACGATGATCTCTACTGCGCCTATATAGGTAACGAAGACGGGAGTGGGTTCTGGCAGAGCTTTAACAAACCGTTCTACAAGAAGTCTGCTGATGGTGGGGGGAGTTGGGGCGCACAGTCGGCTTATCAAGAGGATGTGGCGGATGACCACAGATATATCAATGCAGGCCACTCCACGCCTGGCAATGCGGCTGGGCGCTTTGAGCCTGTGTTCTTCAACGATGACCTGGATGACCTGTTCGTCAACAAGGTCAACTCGGTAGAGATCACAGTGGCCCCTCCTGTTGGCTTTGTCTACGCACAGGGACACATCATCTAACGTGGTCAGCAAGGAAGCGAAGGAGTAGCGCATGAACAAAGCGATGACACGGATTCTCTTCTCTGGCATCTTCGCCTTAGTGGCGCTGGGCGGAGCGCTGGGCCTAGAGTTCGTGGGCGAGGATGTGCCCTCGTGGCTGGTCGCCGTGATCGCCGCTGCGGCAGGCTACGTCTTCGGTCACGCCCAGGAGAATGGGATCAATGGAAAGAAGCCCAAGTCCTGAGGAGGTGTGGAGATGAGCCTGGAATGGGCACCCTTCGCGGTGCGCCGCCCCGGCCCAGCCTGGAAGGTAGGCTATTCCTTCGTCGGCGAGGGCGGCCCGAAGCGTGGGGATGTCAAACACAGCGCTGAGGGTTATTGGAGCGGCATCTATGCAGTGCTTCAGGGCAACCGTCGAGCGAGTTGGCACTTCACTGTGGGGTTCGACCGCGTAGAGCAGCACTACCCCATCTCTGCCTACTGCTGGCACGCGGGGGACGTGGACGATGACGGCGGCGTGGCGGCCAACCTCGACCTGGTGGGCATCGAACACTTGGGCGTGGCCGGACAGCCCCTCACCCCTTACCAGATCGAGATGACGACTGAGATCACCCGCTGGTGCGCCGAGCAGAACGGCTACAAGCGCTTCGCCCGCTACCCCATCCAAGATGGCGTCTGGACGATAGCGGAGCACAACGAGGTCAGCGACGTGCCCACGAGCTGCCCCAGCGGGCGCATCCCTCACGGCCTGATCCTGGGCGACCTATACAATGTGGAGGACGACATGGCAGACGAAGAGACACGGAAGCAGTGGGCTGAGGCCCAGGCCATCTTCGAGAGAGCTGGAGCCTATGCGGCCCAAGGGCTGCCGCTGCCCCCAGACCTCTTGGCCCAGCTACGTTACCTGACGCGCTAGGCGGCGCGGTGTGGTAGACTAGGGCCATGTTGGACGAAGAGTTCCGTCGCGAACTCCGTGCTCGACGTGGCAAGCCGTTTGCGACTTGTCGCCACGGCGTTAGATGGCGCCCTGCCCCCACGGGCGGCGTGGAGATTCGTATCGCTGACTTCTTGGCGGATGGGGAAGAGTTCGAGGTGCACACCTGTGAAGACATGGCTCCGCTCCACGCCATGCCCGACTAGGCGGCGCGGCATAGTATACTGAGGCGATGGCAACTGCTGGTACTACGTCTCCTACTGTGTGTCCTGGCTGCGGGTATCAATGGTTCCTTGAGACGTGGCGGAAGGATGATGGCCCTTGCAAAGATGGATTGTTCTACTGTACGGAGTGCCTTTGCACGGATCAATGTGCCTGTAAATTCTCCTGGTGGGACAAGATTAGGTACTGGCTCTTTTGTCGATAAGCGTATCCTTGCTGGGGAGTTTCGCCGTTCTGCCTTAGTGAACGGCGTGGAGTCCAGGGTCGGAACCGGCCACGGCAGCGCAGCGCCCCTTCGGGAAACCGACTGGGGCGTTGGGCTTTGTGGACATTCGTGTGGACATCCCGTAGCGCGATCCGTATCTGGGCCAGCTAGGACATTCTGCTGGACATCATAGGCTGGCGGCCTGGCGAGAGATTACTAAGCCAAAACCCTACTTATTCCCCTTGACAGGGGTTACCCATCTATGATAGCGTGGCGGTATGCCCTACAAAAAGCTCATCAAGATCGCGCCTGACGTAGACCACGAACTCTGCCGCCTAAAGAGAGAGTGGGAACTTCAGTCTCACAACAAGGTGCTGCGGCGGCTGCTGAAGCTCACGCCCCAACCCGCCAAGGACGGCGCGGATGCCCACTCCTGAGAGAGATGGCTGCGCCTGCCCGCCCTGGGTGGTGCGCTGCGCGCACTGGGATGGGCGGGTGTTGGTGCTTGCCCCGCTTACGATGCATCCTGGTCATCAAGTTCTATCCCCTTGGGCTGTCTGGTCGGGCACGGAATGGTTCAAACATGGCCTCGGATGTACGGAATGCATTGGCCTGTTCGGAGAAGGCGCCACATCTCAGTGGGCATCCCTCCCCGCCGCCGAGGCTGAGTTCTCGCGCCGCGAGGCGGAGCTACTAAGGAGGGAAGATGCGTAGCCACACAATCACCTGCGATTTCTGCCGGGAGTCCTTCCCGTGGAAGGGTGCCTACGAGCCTGGCTGGGCGATGCTAGAGGAATATGGCTTTGGCGGCCTCAAGGCACGGGGATACGAGCTATGCCCCAAGTGCCGAGTCAGGATTCTGAAGCTGCGAGTGCCTGATGCCTGAGCCCAGCCCCGTGCCCATCGGCGGTTCCTTCCTACCCGCCACCAGTATCGTCTCCCGCCGGTGGGCGCGGAATTGGGCTTCCAGCGTGGAGCGGGAGCGATGATCGAGACTCTGGACGCAGAGCAAGTGGCAGTTGTACACCCCTGCCAGCCCGACCTGGGGTATCTTCGTTCCCGCCCTGCGCTGGACGCAGGAGAAAGGGGGATGAGCCTCACCAATGCATTAGGGACTTCAGTTAGGGGAATAGATGTAGGGGCCGGGCTCGGAAATATGCTCCTGGCCCGGCCCTACAACCATATGAGAGCCCGACTGATAGGAGCATACCACGATGGCAGAGCAGGAAGCAACTGAAGTGGACGCTGCCTTTCGTGAATGGTGGGACAGCAATGATGTGCCGCCATGCACCAATCCAGACGCACGCCCAAGAGACTACGAGGACATAGCCCGTGCCGCCTGGGAGCGAGGGCGCCGCGCCCAGCGGGACACGCTGCTAGAGGCGCTGAAGCGGATAAAGGGCGGCTTCGATGACGACAGTGAAGGCGCAGCGGCACCTAGCGCGGATGGCTACTGGCCGCTCTGGACGAGAGTTCCCCATGATGGCTTGCCGTCTGTGCGAGACGGAATAAGCGCTGCCATCGCAGAGGCGGAGGCCCAGCCATGACCTGCCGCTGCACCGTGGCCTGCAAGGAGCACAAGCACGCGAAGGCTGCCTGGAACGTCGTAGAGGCGCTGGTAGACCTGCTGGACAAGCAGCGGCAACTGCGGCCTGGCTTCGATCCAGACATAGAAACCATGGGCGTAACCATCCCGTGCAACTCACTGCTGGCCGCACAGTTCCGTAAGACCTGGGCGCTGATAGGGAGGGAGTGATGGGGACGGTCAGTGTGAGCCGTGAAAGCGAAGGTGCTGTAAAGGCCGCGCAAGAATACTTTGCCCCAATCGTCGCTGCACTTCAAGCGTCGGCGACAGATGAGTGTGTCGTCTGTGATCGGGAGTTGGGTGGGATTCTGGGCAGCTTCATGTGGGGCATCGTAAATGGGGAGGGAGAGTGTGCGGAGTGCGGCTTCCCATATCGGCTCGCTCACCGCATCGAGGACGGTGGCGGAGTTGTCCTAAGTGCCTTCGTGCCGAACGCGCAGATTCCGTTGCAGGAGGAGCCCAATGCTGAACCCCGTGGAGGAGATGATCCTGACCTGGCCCCGAGAGTGGGTGCTGGTGGTGCTGGTGCCGGCGGCCTACCTGGTCCTGAGCCTGGGCCTGGAATGGTGGCGCAGCGTAAGGTGAACGTCTTTGACCGGCTAGCCGACAGCATGAAGGACGCTTACAAGGCCGCGGTGCCTCTCATGTTCCGCCTCTGTATACCCTGCGGCCAGGTTGGCGGCAGAGCCCAGCACGGGCTTTGCACCGACCCCGGTGGTGCGAAGGAAGAATGCTCCTGCTACATGGACAACGACTACCACCGCCGGCGCTGGGGCCAGTGGGTAAGCCCAGACGATGACATGCGCGAGGGCGTTGACGGGCTGGGCAACAGCTACGTCGGGGCTCAGTGGGAATGGAACAAGGAGAAGCACGAGCGCCTGTTCGGCGTGTAATAGGGAGGGAATGATGGCAAAGTATATCAAGCTGGAAGATTTACCACAGAGGGCACTGGCAAAGTACGACTGGCCGTGGGATGAGTGGGCTGAGATTCCGCCAGGCCAGGGGCTTGTCGTATCAATTCCTGATGGTAAGCAGCCGCGAGACATAGCCGCCGTTCTACGGATGAGCAGGACTCTCGCCCGCATGGGCCTGACGGTGACTCAGCGAAAGAACGTCGTATACGTCTGTCGGCGGCAGGAAGCGAGGGAGTAAGGAGGTGCCAAGTGGCTGAGAACGGTGAACAGGAAGCCCCGCTAAACGGCCACAAGAGCCTGAGCATGTCGCTATCCGTGAAGGCATTGACCGGGGCGCTCATCGCAGTGCAAACCGAGCTGCCGACGCTCACAAAGGGAAAGCTCAATCCTTTCTTCAAGAGCAAGTACGCCGGACTGGAAACGGTACTACCGGCAGCCCTGAAAGTGCTGACATCTCATGGGCTCGCCTTGGTGCAGACAGTAGGAGGGGATGGCCAGGGGGGGACGACGCTCACCACGATCCTGCTGCATGAGAGCGGTGAATGGATCAGTGACACCCAGCCCTTGCTGCTAGTCAAGGTTGACCCGCAAAGTCAGGGTTCCGCCATCACGTACGGGCGACGATATGCGCTCATGGCCATGCTGGGACTTGTGGCAGAGGATGACGATGATGGCCAGGCAGCAAGTCGGCAGGTAGAACCCCGACAAACGGCAGAGGCACCGCAGCCACGAGCCCGCCGCGCCCCAGCCCAGCCGAAGCCCGAGACGGCGGCGCTAGAGGACGGCAAGAGCACCCCGGCTCAGGGCCAGGCGATTCACCGCATCCTGTCGGTGCTACATGGTGGAGACGAGCAGGCGCAGGTGGAAACGATGCAGGCCGTGTGCCCAAAGGCCGTAGTAGGGACTCAGGTTCACACTAGCGATCTCACCATGAGGGAAGCGTCAGAGGTCATCCGCGAATTGCAGCCGCGGAAGGGGCCGCCCGCCCCTCCGGCCCCGGAGGCCCGTAGCCCGCAATGAAAGAACACATAAAGCGCTGCGTTCGTGGTCATTTCCTATGTTCGGTTGTCAAGTTTCGGCAACTCGAACGCAAACACGGATGGATAGCCGACTGGTTCTGCAAAGCGTGTGATGACTGGGTGCCGATTGGCTAGGCCCGTAGCCCAGCGCAGGGGGAATAGCGAAGGGAGTGAGAGATGCCCAGAGTGAACGATGGTGGACAGCAGAGCTTCGAGGACAAGGTGCTCATGGACGAGGAACTGGCCGCCGCCTGCGATGACCTGCTGGAAAAGAAGGAAGCGGCCTCGGACTACCGAAAGGCCAATGCCAAGATCAAGGAACGGCTGCCAGGGGTAAAGGAACCGACTCGCTTCCTGGTGAACGAGCAGTATTTCGTAGAGGTCACGCCTTACTCCGTGGAAGGGCACGAGGTAGGTGGCGGCGAACGCCAGCGGATGCGCGTCAAGGCCGCAACCTCAGCGCAGGACTGATCGCCTGCGCCCTGGCACTGCACCTGTGGGTTTTGGCCAACCTCCTCCCCACGGGCCAGTGCTGGGGCGGAAGCGGTGAGCAAAGGAGGCTGAGAGATGCCGCGCCCTAGCACCTTTCTCGAAGATATGTCTGCGCGGCTTGCAACTCGGAAGCAGGAACTTCAGCGGATCGAGGTTCGCCGCGGAGAATTGCGGGCCGAAATCGAGGGTCTTGAGGGGCGTCGTGACTTTGAGAGGAGGCTGAGAGATGGACACCAGCAAGGCTGAGGAGCTGCTGAAATGGCTGAAGGAGGATGTAGATGCAGCGTTCCCAGTTCCACTATTCCAACCTCTCCTCGCCTACGCCATCGCTGCGACGAAGGCGCTACGGGTGAAACAGGTCTGTGAACATTTCGGCCCAGCCGAAGAGTGTTCCGATGTGCTTGAGATAGAGACTGCCTTGGACGAATACTGCCCGCGCTGCCTCGTCCTCGCTGCCTGGCCCAAGCTGTTCGGGGAGGAAGCCCATGAGTGAGCCCACGACAGCGAAGGAATGGCTGGAGGCCAACAAGCTGCCCGATATGGACATCGAGGTAGTGAGTGCTGTGTGGTCATGCGCCGTGGCTTCCCAGGCCCCGCTGGTGGGGGAGCTGGTGCGGGCGCTGGAGGAAGTGGAGCACGATCTTAAGCTGACTGGCAACCGCATCTACGTCAATACGAGTTACAGGATTCACGCCCTCCTCCTCCGCGTCCGCGAGGCCAAGGAAGGGAGCACGGATGCTACTGCTTTCAGCGGAACCTAACAGATACCCGCCTGCCTGGGTGCTAGTGCGACACGGCGGCGAGACGCTGCGCGTGGCGGTATTCCGTGATCGTCGCGGTCTTCTCAGGCACGCCTTTGATGGCCCGCAGAGCTTTGAGATTCTGCGCGAGGAGTTAGTCAAGGATGCCCAGCCAGAGTCGTAGTGGAAGCGTCCAGACGCTTCGGCGGCGTTGCAAATACTGCCGCCGCCCCTTCGTAGCAAGACGCCTAGACCAGCTCTTTGGCAGCGGTCCTGAGCATCGGGGCTGTCGGCAGGCGTGGTGGCGCCGGCGCCACCTACGGGGCGTGCTCCACCGCTGCCCTGAATGCGGGATGTGGCACGGGTGGCTGGAGAGAGGGAAGGAGGCAACATGACCTACCGGATGGACAGCACTGTCGATGTGGATCGGACTCGCCGCCAGATCGTAGAGGAGTTCAGAAAGTGGAAGCCGGGCGGGAGCACCTACGCCGCCTCCGAGATCACAGATCATGAGTTTCCCTTGAGGATGGATCGCAAGGAGACGAAGGCGTCTGTGCGCTTCGTGCTCCGTGGGATGCCGGTCGTGGTCGAGTGCGACTCTCAGTGGGAGTTCCGCGACAACCTACGCTGCATCTTCTACGCCGTCCAGGGGATGCGCATGAACGAGGTGCGCGGCATCGCCGACACCATGCAGAACGCCTATCTCCAGCTCGCCGCCCCCGACACTGGCCGCGACCCCTACGAGGTACTCGGTGTCCGGCCCGACACAGAACTGGCGGACATCGAGGCGATCTATCGGAGCAAGGCGAAGCGAATGCACTCCGATGTTGGCGGCGATGATGCCGCCATGAAGGAGCTGAATGATGCCCTTGAACGGATCAAGGTCGAGCGCGACGGTGTGTAGCTGCGAGAACATTGCGCATGTCCTACGGAGTCTAGCAACCTGCGTGGATGTTCTCCACGAGAAGGGCCGCAGACACGACGAAGGATACATCCTGAGCCTTGTCGAGACCGGCTTGGGCGCAGCGCGGTATGTGGCGGCACAGGAGCGAGTCCAGAGGAGCGGCCATGCCTGATCGCCCCATAGCATTCGCCGTGCATAAAAAGCCCCCCGCGCTCTGCGAGTGCGGGCACGAACTCCACGAGCACAACGAGGATGGCAGGGTCTATGGCAAATGCAGTGTTCCGGGTTGTGACTGCATCCAGTACCGCCGCAAGGGCGCTCTGCGCAAGGGCACCAAGCGCAACATCCGCAGCTACGCCATCAAGGCACAGCGCCTATGGGCCCGAATTGCAGGCTTCATCAATAGGGAAGGCCACGGCGCAGACTCGCTTTTCTACGGGCCCGACGGCGAGCCGCTGCTACTGGCCGAGCACAAGCACCGGCCGGCCCCTAGCTACTGGGAGAAGGACATGAACCAGGCCCGCAGCTACGCCAGAGGCGCAAAAGGCCGGCCCTTCCCTGTGTGCGGGTACACCAGCAAGCCGGGGACGGGGACGCCATCGCGGCGCTACATGGTAATCGACGCTGAGGACTGGCCCAAGATCGCCGAGCGCCTGGGAGGCCAGGGCTGAGAGGAGGAGTGATGGACACAGCGGACTGGCTGGAGGAGTTGTACGAGGACTTGCGGGTACGGGAGCCCCGGCCTAAAGATTCCCTACCTATCAAGCGAATCAACAGGATGGTGACGGTTGCTGATATGCACCTGCTGCCCAACCTAGCTCACGTCCTGGCGGCTGCGCTGCGGGCGCTGGATGGACAAGGCTGTTTCCACCAGGCGTCCTACGAAGAGAGGAGCGCCACGGGTTCTCCCATCTATCCCGACATCATGCACGCTGGCGAGTGCGGCGCAGAGACATCCTGCGGGGCCTGTGAACGCTGTGCCGTCCTCGCCCAAGCTGAGAGGCTATGCGGGGCGGCATCGGGAGAGGAGGAGTAGATGCCCCTACACACTACGGGGTTGGAACAGCGGGGGCCATGTGGATGCTCCTGCGATTGCCCGAATCAGGGAACGTGGCGCACGACCATATTCATGTACCTCTGTGATACGTGCCACAGCTACAAGATGCGGAGTAGACACCAAAGGCCCAACCCTGACGCCCTGGCGGGCAGCGGAGAGGAGGGGTGATGGGCAACCCACAACGTAGCCGCAAAGTCGCTTGCCCGACTTGCAGGTACGAACGCACCACGTCCAGTAGGTGGCCGTACTGCAAGCTCTGCAAGCAGAGGATGCTCGACAAGAAGGCCCCAGCGCATAGCGGAGAGACTGCCACATCGTAAAGCAATGGCTCCTCCTGCTGGTGCTTGGCGGTGCCCTGGCGCTGGTAGCCTGGATAGGAGGGAACACTTGGCAAAGTGCGTCGAGCAACACCAAGGGGATCACGGCCCGCTTCATCGATGTGGACGATCCCTCGGCCACAGCGCCTTATGTAAATGTCACTGCGGATACGAATGGGCGGCACGTTGATGTTCTCCGCACTCAGGCGCGGGTTTGGGCGGTGGTGGCCGTGGGGGCGGAAGCCCCAGTGCCCACATCGTTGGACATTCTCGATCCAGAGGCTACAGGATGGCTACGAGACCCACGAGTGCTTCCGGTGCCACGAGTGGCTTCTGAAGCCCCCTTCCGCGACATCATCTGCGCCCCAGAGTTCACCTGGCCCTGCTCCTGGGCGGAGGCCACGGTGATGTGCGAGTCCAGCGGGAACCCGAACGCCTATGCAACCGAGACAATCAACGGCATCACCTACGAGTTCGTCGGATGGTTCCAAGTCCTAGGAGGCAGCTATGACCCGTACACCAACGCCGTCCAGGCCCACCGCCAGTACGTCCAATGGCAGCGAGGGGAGCGAGGCAGGCCATGGCCCGGCTGCCCGTGAGTGTGGCTGGTGCAGGCACGTCCACCTGGGAGAGGTGTGCGAACAGCGCATTTGGAGGGCATTTCCTGGTGGTAGTGCCTCGTACAACTGTAACTGCTGCTGGAACATAGCTTCTGGGTGAATTGGCCATAGGAGGGATGGGATGAAGGAGATAGTGATCAACACGCAGTACGGTGGATTTGGGCTAAGCCACAAGGCCTTCCTGCGCTTGCGTGAACTGGGCCAGGTAGAGGCCCAAGATGAGCCCGATTGGGGAGAACATTACAGCGACGGCAGTGGGCCTAGAGAGCAGCATGGTTGGGATTCCTTTGGTCAGGATATCCCGCGCGACGATCCACTACTCATCCAGGTGATACGGGAACTCGGCAAGGCAGCCAACGGCAATTGTGCAAAACTGAAGGTTGTGAAGATTCCTAACGATGTGGACTGGGTGCTTGAGGAGTACGACGGACGTGAATGGATCAGCGAATGCCATCGCACATGGCCCTAGAGCACCAGGAGCCCATGCCGCCTCACTGCCCGACACCGGAGGAGGAAGAGTGATGAGGATGAGACCTTTCAGGCTTGCCTACTGTGAGCATTGTGCATGGAAGGGAAAACTCTACAATCGCTCCCCAATGGGTGAGGCTTCTGGCCCCTGCCCACAATGTCAAGCGTGGGGACGACTCTACTGGAGCTTGGAGGAAGAGTGATGAGGATGAGAACACCCTTGCAAAGTGTGGGCTGGCTCGGTGGTGCCGCGGGTTACACGACAACTGTAAGGAGAGGAGCCCCAACCATGAGTGAGCGGCATTACTGGCTCACGCCGCTGGAGTTCATGGACGCGCTAGACGCCGAGTTCTCTTTCGACTTTGATCCGTGCCCACATCCGCGCCCAGATGGGTTCGATGGGCTGACGGTCCCGTGGGGCAAGTCCAACTGGGTCAACCCGCCGTTCACGGGCGGTGTCATGGCATGGGCGAAGAAGGCCATTGGGGAGCGGGAGCAGGGCAACCTGAGTGTGCTCATCCTGCCCATCTATCAGGTCCGGGTCATCGCCACATTGGGCGAAGCGGGAGCGGAGATACGTTACGCCGGTTGCCCGCAGTGGCTTGCGATTGAGGATGGTGAGCCTAATCCAGCGCCTCCCTCTAGCCGACAACCCTGCCTGCTATTGATCTTGGAGCCCCGCCATGAGTGAGCGCACGCTGCCCAAGGTCATTATCACGGCGGCACGGTGCCCACAATGCGGGCCGATAGAGGACTTTGCGCCCGTGGGCTATAAGCGTGGCCCGCTACCGTATCGCTGCACGGCTCGTATTCTGCGCCGCTACCCGACGGTCTGCGCCGCATGTGGCACTCCGGCGCTTCTGGAGACGGAGCCTTATGAGTGAGCGCACGGTAGGGCAGGAGCAGGACGATGCCGCGTTCGAGGAAGTGCTCGCTAGTTGGTATCGAAGTATGAACTTGCATCCGCCTGGTTCAACGGGGCTGCCTCCACCAAGAGACAAGTGGCACCATGAACGCCTTGCGCGCCTCGCCTTCGACGCTGGGATGCGTGAGCAGCGGAGCCGCGGCTGCTGCCAAGAGGAGCGCGATGGCTAGGAGCCCTGATCCACACGATCTCTGTCCTGGCTGCGGCACGGAGTTCGGCTACATCTTCGAGGATGATCCGGTGGTACTCTGCCGCGCCTGCGACCAGGTGATGCACACAGATTGCTTCGAGCACCATAGGTGCCCAGAGACAGCGGCCGCAGACAGAAAGAAGCTGGCAGCGTGGGAGAAGGCAGCCCGTCGTGCCTAGCGCCCTGGTGGACACCGGCTCCTGCCCGCCATGCCGAGAGCCTGAGCGGGATCCGTGCAAGTGCGATGAGGCTGTCGCTATCAGCAGTGTGGGACCTGAGTGCCACCCGGCCCCAAAGCCCTACTACCAGGACGAGGCGGTGACGATCTACCATGGCGATTGCCGCAGCCTATTGCCAGGATTGCGGTGGGACGTGACGATCACCGACCCGCCCTATGATGAGCAGGTTCACTCGCGGGGTGGGAGCGTTGTACGTTACGATGGCGGCCCCGATATTGCGAAGCTTCCATTTGCACCACTGGAGAATCCTAGTGCGATTGCTGCACTCATCGCCGCTGGCTGTACGCGGTGGGCTTTAGTGTTCTGCGCGGTGCGGCAGATCGAGCGGTGGGCACTCGGCTTTGAGGGCTCCTCATGGAATGTCCCGCGTGTGATGGCGTGGGTAAAGCCCGATGCCTCGCCGCAGTTTTCGGGGGATCGGCCAGGGCACGGATTCGAGTCAATTATCCTTGCCCATCCCGTAGGCAAAACGCGGTGGAATGGCGGCGGGCACAAGGGAGTCTTCACGCACAACCGGATGGACTACGACAGCGGCTCGCTGCACCCAACACAAAAGCCGCTGAAGTTGATGCGCCAACTCGTGCAGCTATTCAGCGACGAAGGCGAGACGATCCTCGATCCCTTCATGGGCTCCGGCACTACGCTCCGCGCCGCTAAGGACTTAGGCCGCAAGGCCATCGGTATCGAGATCGAGGAACGCTGGTGTGAGGTGGCCGCGAACCGCATGGCCCAGGCTGCGCTGCCCCTAGACGTGCCGCCCGCGCCCGACCAGCGCCAGGCCGCGCTGTTCCCAGAGGAGTTGCCATGAGCACGATTGAGGAACGCTGGCTGGCGATAGAGAAGGCCGTTGTAGTCTATGGCTGCGCTGAGGCTGACGTGATGGGCGTCGCGGATGTGATGCCCGAAGTAGCCGTTGAGGCTGCTGGGGAACTGTGGGCCGCTATCAAGGCCGGGTTCCTCGCCGTGCTGGAGGAGCTGCCGGTGAATCCCCAGCATCCACACGATAAGGAATTGCACGCGGCTGTCCTTCGGCTCCGCCGCCGCATCCAGGCGCTAGGATGACCCAGCTCACCCGCCGGCAGCAGGAAGCCTGGGAGCTGAGGCAGGAAGGGCTGCTCCACAAGGAGATCGCCCTCCGTATGGGCATCAAGACGACCACGGTATCGACGCACCTACACCGGGCGGAGGAGAAAGCAAGGAGGTAGGGATGGAAGCAGAACTGACAGCTATTCTCAAGTCACAGGAACGCCAGAAAGAGCGAGTGCGCGAAGAGCTTATCAGACGAGCTACCAGCCACGGGCGAGAGCTACTCCGCTTAGCCCGGAAACTTACAGAGGAGAAGGATGCCCTTATCAACGCTCTGGGCGAGTGCCAGACACAGCCCCACACCATCGACCGGCTATGTGCTGTCTACATGGAGAAGCGCGACCTCATCAGGGAGCTGAAGGGGGAGCCTCTTATCTAGCGAGCGGCGCCAGAGACTCAGACGCCCCGCTTGACGCAGGGCGAAGGAGCGTGCTAGTGTTAGCACAACGTGAATACAACCCTGATTATAGCACACGGTTTCGGGTTGTACCACCAGCGGAAGTCTGGGCGGTCATAAGTCCCTGCCTGTTGGTAGGCTCCACCTACCCCAGCCCGCTATGCGCCAGTTGACTTAGGCCCGGTGGAGCCCTGGGAAGCTTACGGAGCTAAGCCAGCGTTGCCAACAACGGCATTGGGCAGGCGTGAAGGAACGTGGTAGGGGACTTGACCCCTTCGCCCCTATCCCCGACAAGAGTGACGCTCCGCCTTTGGGGCTGGCCGGTTCCGCGGAGTAGGGCTCAGTCGGTTGACGGCGATGGACGGTTTGCCGGAGCAGAGCCAGCCACATGTGACGCGGGTTTGTGACTAAAATCGCAGACCCGTGAAGGGGGAGGTTTGCCTCGAAGGAAAGGCGACGGATGGGCACCTGTGCAGGTGAAGATTGGCAACCGGGTACCGGTGTGTGTGGGGCTTGTTCCCGTCCTACAAAGAACAAGTGGTTCTGCAGGAGTAGGAGCGCTGACGCAGATAGTTGCCGCAACGTTTGGGCGCGTAACCACTGGTGGGGGTACGCGAGGAGGGCGGCCATGGAGCGTGACGGCCAGAGCTGCGTTCGTGTCGGCTGCCAGAGTCCTGGGCGCTTGGAGGTTCATCACATTCACCCCCTTGGGGACGGCTCCCACTCCCAGACGAGTTGCCGTCATCACCAAGAGAACCTGGAGACGCTTTGCCATGACCACCATGTCGCCGTCACTACTTCGACAAAGCGGTGAAGAATCTTTAGGCGAGGGCATAGGGGGTAGCGAAAGGAGAAGGACAGCGATGGCACGGGGACATGACCTGAAGACCCAGCCCAAGTCCTTCGAGGCTGTCGTCTTTGGGGAGAAAAAGGCAGAATTACGGCGAAACGACCGCGACTTCAGGGTCGGAGACATCCTGATTTTACGGGAGTGGGACCCGGAAACGCAGGAGTATACCGGGCGGGGCACCCAGGTCGATCTACTCCATGTTTTAGATGCGGCGGCTTCCTTCGGTGCGCTTCGGGGGGGCTACGTGATGCTCTCGCTGGGTGCGGTGCCGGGGGTGTGGACTGAGTAGCCGTGACCCAGCCTAAGTGCCGTAACTGTGAGACTGAGATCAAGGAACGCCCTAAGCGGGTGGGCGATCTCTTCTGGGGCGAGAAGAAGGATGGAGATCCGCTGCTCATGGTGGCGAAGCCGCATTTCCCCACCTGTTCTGGGCACCCGGAGCGGCCCAAGAAGCTGCCGGCGGACAAGGAAGCAGACTTCCTACGCGACCGGGGCTACTCGGAGGAGCTGATAGCGCAGGCCCTCAAGGAAGCCCAGGCACCGCCAGGCTAGGCTTCCACCTCTGCGATAACCTCGCGGGCCAGCGCACCCGCGCGTCCCTTCTCAGCGGAGTCGCCTGACCACATGGCCGCAACTGTCTGGTGCAGCGCCTCTAGCAGCCTCTCATTCTGGGCGCGGAGCCTCCTGTAATCGGCCTCCAATGCGGCAACTGCCCACTGCGGCGTCCTATCTGCTCCTGGCTCTCCTGGTGTCCGGTGTGCCATCACGCCTTCCCCTCAAACCGAACCTTGCCGTTGCTGACGAGCCTGATGATCCAGCGTCGCCACCAACTCGCCGCTACGAAATCGATAGCATCCTGCATTCTACGAAGGTCGTCCGCGTTCAACCCCACGGCGTCAGCCAACGCCCCACGAGTTTCGTCTGTGCTCTCAGCCATCACCCCTCCTTCCTCCTAACATCACGTAGCAGCCTCTCCAGGCCGGCATCCATGACGTCCTGCCGCTTGGCCCGCAGGCACCGGCGCAGCAGGTAGCAGCCCGTATCGTTCAGCTCGTGCTGGTGCTCCTTGAGCGTGGCTTGGATGTGGTCTCGGACTGCGGCCTCGGTGCCGGCATGTCTGTTGGTCATGTTCAGTCTCCTACTCCTGGCTAGGCGTCTTTCAGGGCCGCCCGCCGTGCCGTGATCCTTTGGCTGCATTCTCCACACATGACGCTACTATCGCCTATGCGCTTGCCGCAGGAACAGCGGTTCCACACTACCTCTCCACCGCAATCGTGCGGCCCGCGTACCGTCTGCCGGCATGTAGGGCATCCGAAGTAGGCCATGTTCTCCCTCCTCTATCCAGCTCTGCCCGCCCGGAGCCCCGATAGGAATCGGGACCCCGCACTGGTAGGGCTAGTAGTCTTCGTGCCAGGCGTGATACCGCTGACCCGTGCGAGCCTCAACAAGGAAGGCCTCACCCAGCGGCTCCTCACATCGGCTACATGCTTGAACTGCTTCCCCCAGTCGGGTTTCAGCGCTCAATCGGCAAGCTCTGTGGCTCTTGGATCGCCGCCCACAGGGCTGATTACAGAACTTGCAGTAGTTGAGCGGATACTTGGTGTAATTGCCTGTCCGTGCCATCTCTCCCTACCTCCTGAATCCAGAAGCCCCGGCAACCGCTTGGCTCTTTGGGCTAGGCGTCAGTCGGCATGCACTCCTGTATCTAACACAACAATTGCCAACCACGGCTGGTCAGGTATGGGGTTCTCAGCTGGGCTTGCTGGCAGGTGCAGCCGCACATGGCAGGTACGACAGAGTAATTGTAGGTTGGCCAATTCGTTGTAGCCTTCGGCCTTTGTTGTGTCTCGGTGGTGTACATGGCCTGAGTGACCTACTAGCAGCTGGCAGCACTCGCAGCGGTAATGTGCTCGACGGATAGCAAACGCTCGCGTACGTACATGTGGCTTTAGAAGCTGCTGGGCACGTGTTACGGATAGGCCAAGCTTTGCCGCCACCTGGGAATTACTTAGCCCTAGCGTCCGAAGCTGAATCGCCTCTTCTTGTCTCTTGCTCATTGGTAATCTTCTCTTGCTGACCTTTCCACCGCCTGCTTTTGCACGCCGGACATTCCTGGGGCTTGACCACTCTTGGCGTCCATTCGTGGTCACACTTGTTGCACCGCAGTAGCATAGAGTGCTCCCTTCCTGTGGTAGTCCTCATAGTCATAGTAGCATAGGGGTGGCAGGCTGTCAAGCAGGAACCTCCTGTGCTGTAGAAAGTAGACCCTGCCATATGGCCCCCGGCAAAGCCCCACAGCGAACTGTGCTATACTGAGGCTGCGGCAGGAGGCCTCCACAGGTTGCCGCTGGGGAAAACCCACTCTTCGGAGTGACGGACATTAGCCAAGGTCGCGAGCACGCCGGAGTGGGGGCTTAAGAACGGGGCGTCGGCACACGCCCACTCCTGCCATACTTGACAACAGCAGCCCGCATGGTATCATGGGGGGTGATGGCTGACTGGGCAGAGCGATTCTGGACAAGGGTTGAGTTCAACGGCCCCATTCCTGAATATGCGTTCCCTCTAGGGCCGTGCTGGCTATGGACAAGTTACCAGAACAGCCGGGGGTATGGTGCCTTTCGCACCGACGGCATAAAGCGCGGTGCGCACTGCGTCTCCTATGAGTTCTGCATTGGCTCGATCCCTGTGGGCCTAGAACTAGATCACCTCTGCCGTGTTCCGCTCTGCGTGAATCCAGACCACCTAGAACCCGTAACTAGCCGCGAGAACACGCTGCGTGGGGAGGGCTGGACTGCACAGCAGGCTCGGAAAGTGGAGTGTACTTACAGACACCCATTCACGGAGGGGAATACCTATGTCAACAAGAAAGGTCATCGCCGTTGCCAAGACTGCCACCGTAGGCAAGAACGAGAGCGCTATCAACGCAAATTGGTCGGCTAGAATCCCTGGGGCGTTAGCGAAGGCAGAGGCGGTGCTACGAGGTGAGCTTGAGCTTCCTGCCACAACCAAAGTTACCCTAACCCGCATCGAGGTAGCGTTGGCGAAGGCGCTGTGGGAGGAGTGGCGCGATAGATATGAGGGGCCTCCGCCACCGCCCCCCACCCTCCGTGCGTTCGTAGAGAAGGTGGAGGCGCTGTGAGCAAGCCTGTTCCCTGCCCCAACTGCCACCGCAAGAACACCTACTCAGAGAAGAACCGGCAGTGTTCCGCCTGTGGCCTTGGCTGGGAACAGCAGCCTGAACGCATCCAGGGCGTGACGCGGGGCTTGCGGCCTGTGACGCAAAACGTCACCTCGCGAACTCTTTACCCAACAGAGGTAGAGCCTGTGACGGAATCTGTCACGGATGGTGAATATGAGTACCAAGCTGTGCCGCCTAGCGTCACGGATGAGCCTATTGTTCAGGGCCGCGCGATGCCCACTGTTACACCTGGGGAGCCGTGCCCGACGTGCGGCCGCAAGGTAAGGTTGACGGGGGCGCAGAGGATGGCTGCTCTAAGGGATAAGGAGCGGCTGAAGCAGGAAGCGAGGGCAGCAGATGGCTAGGAAGTGGCTTTCGGCCGGCGAGCAGTGGGAGAAGCACTGCCGGGAGGCGGTGCGCGATGGCGCGTAAGCCCAAGCCGCCGGGCGCCCGCCGCTCGGTGGTATTCCCCGTGGTGAGGCAGAAGATCATCGACGCTCTGCGGAACGGTGCGCAGCGCACTGACGCCGCAACCTTCGCTGGCATCACGCCGAGCCTGCTCAAGCAGTGGGTTTACCGGGGGAGGCAGGGCATGGAGCCGTACATAACTTTCGTAACTGAGGTCGAATCTGCTGAGGCCGAGGCCGTGCTACGGATGACGCAGATCGTCTTCACCGCTGCGGCGAAGGACTGGCGGGCGGCGTTGGAATGGCTCAAGCGCAACCGCCGCGATGTCTGGGGCGATAAGGTAGAGGTACGGATAGAGGACGTGCGCGATCAGGCGCGGCGTATCGCTAGGGAGCGTGGGCTGGATGAAGCGGAGATGGTAGCGCGAGCAGAGGAGATATTGCGCGGTGCCGCCACCTAGCGCCGTTGGCATCGCTATCGAAGCTGCCCTGGACGTGGAGACTCGCCAGGCACAGGCTAGACAGTGTTACCCCGATGATCCCGTGGGCTTCATCCGCGAACGCCTGAGCGAGTTCATGTGGAGCAAGCAGGTCGAGATCGCCGAGGCGGTCGTAGTCCATCGCCGCACGGCTGTCCAGTCCTGCCATGACATCGGAAAGTCCTGGATCGCAGCCCGTCTCGCTGCCTGGTGGCTTTCGGAGCATGAGCCTGGCGAAGCCTTCGTGGTCACGACGGCACCGAGTGGCCCCCAGGTCCGGGCCATCCTCTGGCGGGAGATTGGCCGTGCGCACGCTAAGGGGCGGCTATTTGGGCGCGTCACTCAGACCGAATGGTGGATGCAGGTAGGTGGGCCCGGCCAGGAGCATGAAGAGATCGTCGCCTTCGGGCGCAAGCCGTCTGACTACGACCCGGCTGCCTTCCAGGGCATCCACGCTCGGTATGTCTTGGTCATCATCGATGAGGCTTCAGGTGTGCCTGGGGCGCTTTTCGACGCTGCGAATTCTCTCACCACGAACGAAGAGAGCCGCATCCTCGCCATCGGGAACCCGGACGATCCAGCAAGCCACTTCTGCGCCAAGGTGCTAAAGCCCGATTCTGGGTGGCACGTCATCCACGTCGATGGCCTCAAGTCGCCGAACTTCGACAACAACGAAGAGGTCCCCGACTACCTCCGCCCCTTGCTACTCGCCCCAGTCTGGGTAGAGGAGGCTCGGCGCGACTGGGGTGAGGGTAGCCCGCTGTGGCAGTCCAAGGTGCGCGGCCTCGTGCCGGAGGATACGAGCGACGGCGTGATCCCGCTCTCATGGCTGCGCCGCTGCCAGGAAGAGCACAGGTGGGCGCCGGAGCAACTCGTGCCTATCGAGCTGGGTGTGGACGTCGGTGCCGGCGGCGACTGGACGGTCGTTCGTGAACGCCGCGGCGTGAAGGCGGGGCGGACTTGGCGAGCCCGGACCCCGGAGCCCCAGGAAGCCAGCGGCCTCATCATGGAGGCGATCCGCGAGACGGGCGCTGTGTCGGTGAAGGTGGACGCTATCGGTATCGGCTGGGCCATCGTCGGGATGTTGGAGGAGGCATTGACGCGTAACGGGAGCCGGAGCGGGCCGGCGATTCACGCGGTCAATGTCGGCCAGGGTGCGCCGAATCCCGAGCGGTTTCCCAAGCTGCGCGACCAGGTGTGGTGGGAGATCGGCCGCGAGCTGTCGCAGGCGGGCGGCTGGGATCTCGGCGACCTAGACGATACAACGCTCGCCCAGCTCATCGCGCCGCGGTACAAGGCGGATGCCAGCGGCCGCGTGAAGATCGAGCCGAAAGACGATACCCGGAAGCGCCTAGGGCGCAGCCCCGACGATGCCGACGCACTACTCTTGGCCTATTACGTGCCGCCGCCTATGCCGGTGGAGGGCACGCTGGTCTATGACGATCCGGTGGGCATCAGTCCGGTGTAGGAATGGTATAATGAACCTCATGAGAGGGGGATAGACCCTGATGACCAAGCCCACCAAGGCCGCCCTCGCCGACGCCTACTACCAGGAGGCGCAGAACAATGTGCTCCTGGAAGAGCGCCTGGCGGAACTCGAACTGGCGCTGGAAGACCGTGAGTGGCTGAGGCTCAGCCTCACCGGCGAGCGCGACTTCAGCCGGGATGGGCTGGCCAAGATCGTCCGGCTCTCTCGCCTCATGGCGCTCAAGAATCCGCTCATCAATCACGCCGTCGAGGTCACGTCGCACTACGTTTTCGGCCAGGGCGTCTCGCTGAGCTACGAGGACGAACGGCTCAATGAAGTCTGGCAGGCCTTCTGGGATGACGCCAAGAACCGTGCTGAACTGACCGACAACCAATCGTTGCTCGGTAAGGAAGTCGAGTTGGCGACGACCGGCAACCTCTTCCTGGCGCTCTTCACCAACATCTCCACGGGCCGGGTCCGCGTGCGGAGCATCGCTGTGGAGGATGTGCGGGACATCATCTGCAACCCCGATGACGCTAAGGAGCCCTGGTTCTACAGGCGCGTCTGGACGCAGCGCTCGCTTGATCTGCGCTACCGGGGCTCGGTCAGAAGCGAGCAAAAGGAAGCGTTCTATCCCGATGTGCGCTACTGGCCGTCGTCTCGACCCTCGACGCTGGGCAGCATTCCGGTGATGTGGGATAGCCCCGTCTACCACGTCAAGGTCGGCGGGACGCCGGAGATGAAGTTCGGCGTGCCCGAGACCTACGCCGCGCTGGACTGGGCGCGGGCGGCCAAGGAAGCATTGGAGGACTATGCCACGACGCACCGGGCGCTGGCTCGCTTTGCCTGGAGCCTTACGGCGAAGGGGCGCAAGGGTGTATCTGAGGCGAAGGCGAAGCTCGGCACGACGCTCGGCCAGGCATCCTCCAGCGCCGAGACCAACCCGCCGCCCAATGTCGCCAGCGTATTCATTGGCAGCGAGGGCGCGGACATGAAGCCGATTCAGACCAAGGGCATGGCGCCAGCAGCCGACGAGGGGCGTATGCTCTGGCTTATGGTCGCGGCGGGCGTCGGCATCCCGCACACGATCCTGGCGGGCGACGCCGACGTGGGGAACCTCGCCACGGCCAAGACGCTCGACCGGCCGACCGAGCTGAAGATGCGGGCGCGGCAGATGCTCTGGTCGTCAGTGTTCGGCAATCTAGGCGACTACGTGATGATGCAGGCTGTGTTGACGGCCAGCGGTCCGCTGCGTGGCCTAGGTAACGTCGCCGTGGATGCGGACGACAACAGCCGCCTCGTGGTCTGGGGCAAGGACGTGAACCCGCACATGGATGTCGATTGGCCCGGGATCCTGGAGCGCGACACCGACGCGATGGTCACCGCCATCGTCAAGGCGGCAACGCTGGACGGGAAGCCGTTGGCGGAGCTGTTCGACAAGCAGACCGCCGCGCGGATGCTCCTACGGGCCTTGGGCGAGGATGAGATCGATGAGCTGCTGGCCCAGCAGGACGGGAACGCGAACGCCAGCGAGGCGCAGTTCGCCCAGGCGCTTCGGGACACCAGAGAGATGGTGGAGGCGGGGCGCAACGGAGGCTCGTCATAGGCTGGGAAGAGGACGTAGCGAGGATCGCGCAGAGCGATCAGCAGGCGGCGGGCCAAGCGCAGATCGCACTGATGATGTCGGACTACTACAAGGAACTCTGTGCCGCTGGCTTCTCTAAGGTACAGGCCTTACACCTGACGGCCAACTACCAGACCGCCCTAGTCATCGCTGCGACAGCGCAGAAGAAACATGACAGCTAACACCCTCGCCACCCTCGACCGCCTCATCGAAGCCTTCACCGCTCAGCGTAAGTGGCGTGCCCTCGCCCGCATCGAACGCAAGCTAGAGCTGGCGATGCAGAAGGCATTCCGCAAGCAGGGACGCGACTTTCTCTCTGCGCTGAACCACCGGGCAGGCGTGCTGAGCGGTAGGCTCCGTGAGGCGCCGGGCGACGTGATGCCGCCGGACTGGGAGGCGCTCTTCGATCTCATCGCCAGCGACCCCGTGCTCTTCATCTTGCCGCTCGAAGAGGCGATAGAGGCGGCGTTACTGGCCGGCGGTGAGCACGCTACAGCGGACTTTGCGGTCGAGGTCGCATTCGATCTGGCCAACCCGCGAGCCGCAGCTTACCTGGAGGCGCACGCAGCACAGGCCGTAGCGGGGATCAACGAGGTGACGCGGGCTGAGATGCAGCAGGTCATCGCGACCGGCATCCAGGAAGGCCAGAGTTACGACCAGATCGCCAGGACGATCCGCGAGCGCTTCGAAGGCTTTAGCACACCGGCGCCGCAACAGCACATCAGGAGCCGGTCGCATCTGGTGGCCGTAACGGAAACTGGCGAAGCCTATGAGGAGGGCAATCGCGCTGTTGCCGACGAGCTACAGGCGGTGGGCCTGGAGATGGAGAAGTCGTGGCTGACTGTGGGCGATGCGCGGGTGTCGGATGAGTGCCTTAGTAACGAAGGCGCGGGCTGGATACCACTCGCCGCCACGTTCCCGGCCGGCGCTGAACACCCACCCCAGCACCCGGCGTGTCGATGTACGGCGCTGATGCGGCGGGTCCATAGCGCGGTGGGGGTGGCGGCGTGAACCCCACCGTCACCGATCGCGTTCTCGCCCTCGTGCCAGGTGCCATCGAGCGTCAGCGCGTCGCATTGGAGGCGGTTGACGGACTCTCGCAGGTCCAGGTGATCGTCCACCTCGACCGCTATGGGCCCGGCCGCGACAAGGTAGACGTCCGCTTCGAGTCGGGGCAGCCCAGGCGGTTCACCGTAGAGGGGACATGACGCGACCTTGACAAGAACGGGATCGCCAGCGTAGACTAACTAGCTAGAACACAACCGAATACGCTCAGCGGCACGAGTCAAGAAGCTGCCGCCCATTCCTGGAGGAAGTCCGGGAGCGGGCGGCTTTTTCTTTTGGAGGCGCGGATGCCCTGGAAAACCGCAGACGTAGAGGACCACATCAAGGGTCTTTCTGACAAGCAGAAGCATGTCTGGGTGCGAGTGGCGAACACGGCGCTTACGACATGCGAGACGGCGGGGAAGTCGAACTGCGAGGCCAGCGCGATCAAACAGGCGAACGCTTTGGCGAAGGGGATGCAGGAGGGCGGCTACGTTCTCTTCGAGGCGGAGATGAGCGACAACGATGTGCGCAACGCCCTTGAGCAGGCGATCCGTGCGGCCCTTCCCAGAGGCGACAGCGATGGCTACGTGTGGGTGGCTGATGTCTACGAGGGCAACTTCGTCTACGAAGACAACCGCACCGACACGCCGGGGATGTACCGCCGGAGCTACACGCTGGACGCTGACGGCTCCGCCCTCCTGGGCGAGCCCACGAAGGTGACGCGCCAGACGGTGTACGTGCCGGTAGAGGAGAGCGAGAGGCGCGGCCTGGTGCAGCGAGCCATCGATGTGGTGGCTGGCGTATGGCGGCGAGAGGCACAGATGGAGCCAAGCACCGAACTTCGGAGCGACCTCATCCCCCTCATCGAGAGTAGCGTGCGTGCAGATGGCACGATGCCGATCAAAATCATCGCGCCTGGTTGGGGGAACAGCGGTTACTACAGCGCCGAAGTTCTAGAGCGCGATGGCCCGAAAGTCTACAAACGGGGTACACACATGTACCTCGATCATCCAACGGCAAGCGAGGAGAACGAGCGCCCCGAGCGGTCGGTACGCGATCTCGTCGGTACGCTGGCCTCCGATGGCCGCTGGCAGGAGAACGGTTCGGATGGTGCTGGCATCTACGCTGACGCACAGGTGGTAGACGGCTTCCGCGATGCGCTGGGCGAACTAGCACCGCACATTGGGATCAGCCACCGGATGCTAGGTGCCCCCCCGGAGCCGGGCGAAGCAGAGGGCAAGAGTGGCCCTATCGTGCAGAACATGGTGCACGCCAAGAGTGTCGATTTCGTGACGAAGGCCGCCGCTGGCGGCAAGGTGTTGGAACTGATGGAGTCCGTCAGAGAGCGGATTCTCAAGCCAAAGGAGGACCCGAACATGCCAACCGAGCAGGAATTGAAGGAGGCGCAGGATCGGGCGGAGGCCGCGGAGAAGGAGCGGGACGAGCTCAAGGAAGCGCAGGCCGCACAGACCACGGAACTGGCGCGGCTGCAGGAAGCCGCCGTGATCCGCGAGGCGCAGGAGGTGGCCACGGAGCTACTCGGTAAGGTCGAGCACCTGCCGGAGCCGACCCGCACGCGGCTCGTGGAGTCGCTGAGCAAGGCACCGCCCACCAAGGACGGCGCGCTCGACCGCGACGCCTACGAGAGGATCATCGAAGAGGCGGCGAAGGCGGAGATCGAATACCTCGCCAAGGTCACCAAGTCTGGCAGCATCACCGGCATGGGCGAGAACGGCGGGGGTTCCTCGGAGGACCACACGGCCCTTGAGGAGAGCTGGCGCCACATGCACCCCGACTGGACCGATGCCCAAGTCAAGATCGCCGTGGAAGGGCGATAGGGAGGACGAACAAACATGCCTGTAAACCTGTATAACATCACCGGGCGGTCGAGCGGGGAGGAAATCTCCTCGACCGGCGAAGGGCGTCACCTCACCTTTGAGGAAAGCGTTCTCAATCACCCGACCCACACTGATGGCTTCGTAGAGGCGGGCGATCCCGTTGTCATCGGAGAGAACATCATCGGCGTCGCCTTCGACGAGGCTGCGGCGGCTACGGACCTAATCGCCATCGATACCGAGGGCATCTGGGCTCTCACCTGTACGGCGACCGACGAGGACGGCAACAGCGCGATCGCCGTGGGTGACGAGCTGTACATCAACAAGACGACTGCCATCATCAGCAAGAACCCCAACAAGAACACCCACGCATTCTTCGGCTACGCACTGACCGCGCTTGCCACCGGCACGACCGATGTGGTTGCCGTCAAGGTTCACTGGGATCCCGATGACGCCGAAGAGCTGGTTGGCACCGCCGCTGCGCCCTACGCGCTCGCCGCGGCCAACAACGGGCGGGAGTACCGCTACCGCTCGACCGCGACCCAAGGCGACATTCGCGGCATGTACATGGCCCTGGGCTTGAACGGTGTCGGGGGTGCAGGCGAGGCTGTGCGGGCCCGCACCATTGTGGAGGCGGTCGGCGTTGCCGGCGGCGTACACGGACTGCATGGAGGCCTTGAGTTCGATGCTGACGGCGAGCTGACTGGCCTAGGCGTTGGCGTGCGAGCCACCTTCATGGCGCCTAACCGTTCGCACGCCGGGGGCACGATCTCTGGTGGCATGTCGGAGCTGTGGGCGGAGGGAGCCAGCACGGACTACACCGCGTTCACGATGCACTCGATCCACCGTTTCGCCAACTCGGGCGAAGCGACGGGTCGCGGGACGGCAGACAACGTGTTCGAGTTCGTCGACCTGACGACGGATCAGTACGAAGGGAACACCGACACGCCGACCCAGGCGTTGCGCGTCATCATCAACGGCAACGTGCGCTACATCATGGTCTCGGAGGCGCAGGCCTAATGGACTTCTTCGCTGAGACCGAGAAGGGCAAGCAAGACCACTTCGCAGCCATCGGCAAGATGGCGTATCGGAGGCAGGCGATCAGCGTCCAGATCGAGCGGCTTCAGGAAGAGGCCGAAGACCTGGACGGCATGATCGCCCGTCACGAGGCGGCCGTCGCGGAGCTGGAGCGGGTGCAGCGCAACTTCAACACCTACCTGGCGGTGAAAGAAGGGGCGCTGACAACCGAGCAGGTTGCGAGCGGCATACGAGCAGGCGCCAACGGTGCCGAACCGCTTCCCATCGGAGTACACACAGAACAGGAGGAGAAGACCAATGCCTGAGTTCCTGCAACTCATCGAAAATTGGAATGGCTACGCCCCGGTCAGCAAGGCTCGGTTCAGCGAATCCGATGTGGCTGGGGTCCTGGACCTGATCAGCAACCGGGATCGGATGCCCGCGCACCGGCATGAGTTCATGCTGCGTGAGGCTATCACCACGAGCGACTTCCCGGAGCTGTTCGGCTTCACCCTGGAGCGGGAGATTTTGGCCCGTTACCGGGTTATCACTGCTGACTGGCGCGCCTACTGCGCTGTGGGCACGCTGCCCAACTTCAACGCCGCCGAGATGCACAAGGTACAGGGCAACGATACCTTGCTGCCTCTAGTGGCGCAGAAGGGCGAATATCTGGTATCGCCCGTCACGCAGGCCAAGTACAGCCGGCAGGTGTTCAAGCGAGGGCGGCAGTTTGACATCTCCTGGGAGGCGCTGATCAATGACGCCTTGAGCGCGTTCAGCTCCATCCCGGAGCGCTTCGCCGAGGCCGTGACGTACACGCGGGCTTACAACGTGACCGATCTCCACACGTCAGTGACGGGGCCGGACACAGGGCTGTACGGCACGCCGATTGCCGATGTTGACGGTCAGAACGTCACCAACCTAGGGGCGCTGGCGCTCACCATCGCAAACCTTGAAACGACTATGCAGTTGATGTCGGCACAGACTGACGTCAACGGTCGCCCGCTGGGCATCCGGGGCAAGCACCTCGTAGTGCCACCTGCCCTGGAGTTCGCGGCTCGGGCTATCCTGACCAGCGCCCTCAAGCAGTGGACGGAGGTTGGGGCCGGTGGTGGGATTCCTGTGCCGACCGCCAATGTCGTGCCGCAGATGGGTCTTCAGTTGCACGTAGACCCGCTCCTGCCGGTCATCGACGCGAGCGGCGACGTGAATACGACCTGGTATCTGTTCGCCGATCCGTCATCTGGCAAGGCGATCCAGATGGACTTCCTTCGAGGCCACGAGGACCCGGAGATCGCCATGAAGGCATCCGATAAGGTGTCAGTCGGCGGCGGGTCTATCAACCCGTTTGACGGCGACTTCGCCACCGATAACATCTTCTACCGGGTGCGAGACGTTCACGGCGGGGCGAAGCTCGACCCGCGCTACACCTACGCGCAGATCGGCTAGGTGATGCATGCCTGACGGATTGCCCAATCCCGTAGGCCGGGAAGATGCCTACCTTGCCGCCATTCTGGACGAAATCAAGGGGATGCGGGAAGACATGGCGAAGTTCGGCATCCCCCCGAGGGCTGGTCCTGGGGTAGAGGTCACGAACACCGTGGAGCTACGCGAAGGGACGAACGCCGCAGGGGCCGTAGAGACAGCGGGACAAGAACTCGGCCGGGTGCTCGCACAGGACGCCCCTACCGACCCGCCAGCGAAGAGCCTGCTACAACGCATCAGCGGGAGGTAACGGGCCATCGTATTCACCTACGACGCCACCACCACGCGGGGTCGCGTCCGCCTGCTGATCGCCGACACGGTGAGCGCGAGCGAGATCTTCGATGACGACGCTATCGACGCCTTTCTCGCTATGGGCGACGATGAGCCATTTCTGGGCGCGGCGCTGGCCGCGGAAGCCATCGCATCGAGCGAGCTCTACATCCAGAAGGTGATCCGCATCATGGACCTGCAGACTGACGGCGCGAAGACAGCCGCAGAGTGGCGCATGAAGGCGAAGCAGTGGCGCGACCTGTACGAGAGCGCCATCGGCGAGGCGGGCGATGCCTTCGACTGGGCCGAGCTGGTCTACGACCCATTCTCCGCCCGTGAGCGTGTTATCGCGCAGGGGCTTCGGGCATGACGCTTGTGCATCCCGGCCTCACCGCCGCCCTCACCACCTCCGGCCACTTCGGGGCCACGGGCACGGTGCAGTTCAAGACAGTAACGAACACCAGGGGCAACCCGTCAGAGTCATGGGCCAACGTGGCGGGCCTGGTGGACATTCCATGCGCCATCGCGGCCGCCACGGCGGATGAGCAGCGTGCGATGCCCGCCTACGCCACGCGGACCCACAAGGCGCTGCTGGATGGCGACTACACGGCCATCGACCCGACGGTTCATCGCTTCGTCTCAGGCGGCGTCAACTACGACATCCTGGGCGCTGAGCACGATTCGCAGAGTGCCACCACGCGGCTGCATCTGCGGGAGGTGCTGCACTAATGGTTGCGGCCTTCTCGACCACCATCACTGGAGCGGACCAAGTGAGGCGGCGCTTGGGCGCGGCGGCCAGTGCCATTGATGGCCGTGGACTTCTACCAGCGCTCCGTGCGGCCGCGATGGTGGCTCAGAATGACGCGAAGCGCCGTGCCCCAGTTCTGACAGGCACGCTGCGCCGGTCGATCCATATCGAAGACAAAGGCAGCCATGTCGTCGCTGTCGGCACGAATGTGCCCCTGC